GTATAAAAGGTTCCTCCAAAATCATAAACTGGTGTTCTATAAGGTAGATTTTTGCTATATGGAAATCTTCCAAAATTTTCTGAACTAGTAGAACCATATGTATGCCACCTATCAGTTAAAGCAGCATCAATTCTATCCTCCATTGCTTTACCAATAGGATTTTTTGCTGTTTGAGTTCCTACAAGATTAAATTGTTCTTGCGGAAATCCAAATATTTCTCTTTGCCAATATGGGTCATTTGGAAAAGCTATTCTATTAGCATCATTTGTTTCTTTTCTATCCTGAGCCTGTTTTATTTTTTCTAGAACATATTCTCTAGCTCGTTGTCCTTCATCGGCTCTAGTGATATTACTTGTATAATCATTAAATCTTCCACCAAACAAAGGGTCTACATTGGCTTCGTCGAGAGCTTTTACTAATGGGTCTGTTAAAACACCAGTGCCCATTTGAGTAGTAATATATTTCTTATGTGGACCAAGAATCCAGTTATTGAATGCCTGTGCAATAGGGGCATATTCTGAAACGGGTTTTAGTGCATCACCATGCTCCATTCCAGGAGCCATTTGCTCATTTTGGAATAGTACACCGTTATGATCTTTAACGAAACTATCTGCTAAATCAGAAAATTGTGATGGGTTTTCTTCAAACTCACGAAAAGGTTTTTCTGTAAGTTGTTTAAAATGTTGACGGAAATCATATTTTTTGTCATTTGGTAAATTATCATACCAAAGTTTAGGTGGGGATATTTGTGACTCTTGTAAATATTTACCCAACTCACCTTGCTGTTCTAAAGGTACTGTATCAGACGCCAAACCAGTTACCCAGTTACCACCCTTTGGTTTAATAGCTTGTGAAGTAGGATTAAAGCCAGGGGTTAATTGTCCTTGTTCGTACATGGACAAGCCTTTTTCCAATAAAGGTTCAGCTTGTGTAGCTAATTGTGCTGTCATAGAACCCATGGTTGGGTACTCTCTTTGGAAACCAGCACGAGCGTTAGTAAAGTCCGTAGAGAAATTACGAGTGTCTTCAATAGCAGTTTTACCCAACACGCGTAAATCATCGGGAGTAAAACTCATATTGCCAATATGACCAAGATATGGAGGCAACTTGCTAGCCTCAAAACCCTTGCTTAATGCTTCTAGGTTTTGATTAGCATAATTAGATGTAGGTTGATATTGAATTTTGTTTGCTATGTCAGGATGACCAGAATCCCTAGCTACACCAGCTGGGAATGAAGAGAGCATAGCCATAGCTGCTTGAGGAAGAGCAGTAATTCCCAATCTGTCAGCTAATGCTTGGGGGAATGAAGGTGTTTTAACATCTGGAATAGGAGTATTGTCATCCCAGCTAGAAGATAACGATGCTCGCATTTTAGCAATATTCGCCGCGTCAGATGCACTTGGCTTATTGTAGCCTGGGGGCAGTGCATCTATACCATTTTCAACATAAGCCCCAGTGATAGGATCTACGTATGCCATATTATTTATTTAAGGAAACTAAACCACCGGTTTTAATAGCAATCTGACCGCCTGCCGCTTTTTTATTTTGGTTGGCTGCGTCTTCTGCGTCTAATTTGTTACGTAAAAATCCTGTTACTCCAGTACCAAGAGCACCAACAATGTTTGATTCTGGACTAAATGGTGTTGGAGCTAACATAGCAGCGTTACTGATTAACCCAGCTGTATCTAAGAACTCACGACCAAGCTGACCGCTCTTATAGTGGTTCCATAAACTAACTGCATTATTACCACCTTCCCACAAGCCGCCAACTACTCCAGCACCTTTTACAAGAGGGTGGCTTAAGGCTGATTTAACACCACTCATCACAGGACCTTCGTTAATGCTTTTAACAGTCTGTAATGCTCTTTGATAAGGTGTCAATGGAGTTGCTGGAGTTGCTGGAGCACTTGGGGGTGCTACAGGAGCTGGTGTTGGTGCAGGGGTAAAATTTGACCCCACAGGAGTCAATATTCTACGATTGCCTTGTAATTGAAAACCAGGTTCTGGGTTTTTAGCTAAATCAGCATGCAATTCATTTGCAACATCCATGTCCACATTATGTAATGTATTTTTCATTGCAGGATATCCGAAACCATGTTGAGATACCATGGTTTCGTTAGCTGGGTAAAATCCAGCTGTGTTAGTTGGCACTGGTGCAGATGGTTGAATTTGCGGAATAGGAGGCGGATTACCAGCATTCTTCGCGTCTTGGAAACCTTGATACACAGATCTACCCAAATTAGCGGCGAGACCTTTAGTTCCAGTTATAGCATCTTTACCATAGACGGCTGGCAAACCAATAGCTTCTGCAAGAACGCCACCTTGACTAGGATCAACAACATCGTTTTGTTTTTTATTAACATGGAATACTTGATGATCTTTAAGATCACTAAGGGGTACTTCTTCGTATTTTACTGTGTTGTCGCTCATTGTTTCACTCTCATTGGTTTACCGTTTTGCCAAATAATAGGATTGCCATTTTTATCAGTGTCAGGAGTACCCTCTTTTGGTGGATTCATAACATTAGAAACATTTTTATTTAATTCTAAATTCCACTTATTAACAACAGCTTGAGTTTTTGGTAAATTCATAAACGCATAAGGGTCTGCGTTTTTCACAGTGTTCTTATATCTATCCCACTCTTTTGCTAACTCAGTATTACGCTCAAGAACGTTTTGAACAGTAATAGCTTGAGCTAAGTTTTGGGACGCAGGAAAGTTAGAACCTAAACCTTTAGCTGCTTGAGAAATAGTAGTTAACTGTGCACCCATTTTAGAGCCAGTACCACCAAATTGTTCTTTCTCGTAAGCGATACCTAACTCTTTAGCCAATTGATCTACACGAGATCTTTTTTCCATAGAGTCCTCACCTTGCAACATCTGCTTAACGTTAGCTACTCGGCTAACATTTCTAGCTTCGTCATCATGCCATTTAGGTGGTTCTTCTTTAGAGCCCAATAAATTCATTGCTATGCCAGCAATATCATTCTTATAACCATATCCAAAATACTCTGGATGTGTCTTCATTAAGTCAATAATTTCTTGAGCTTTTTGTAATGTAGTCGGGTTGTATGATTGGTTTTGTAAATCGGCAATAAACTTACCCGCGGCTTCTCTTTCTTGCTTGAGCGATTCTAACTGAGCCGTATTAAGAGCTTCACCTTGTTTTAAACCACTTTCAGCTTCTTGCTTTTGAATACCATAATCTTGCACATTACTTACTTGAGGTGGTTTCCACCCTGGAATTGTTGCAACAGGAGCTGCTTCAGCACTTCCAGAACCAGTTAAAAATCCCAATGCGTTATTAAGCATTCCAGTAACTGGACTAGGTTGTTGTGGTAATCTAGAAGCTGTAGCTGTTACAGGAGGCAAATTAACATCATTTTGTTGCAATGGGGCATCTAAGCCACCACCAGCTAAATGACGAACTGCACCACCTTCTTTTTTACCTTGAGCTACAGGACCAGGATAACCAGGCTCTACTTTACCGCCCAAAGCGATTGGTAAATCCAATGGGTTTCTTTGATATCTTTCCAACTCTTCTTTAGTAGTTGTAACATGGTAAACTTTTCCATCTGGAGCTTTAATAGGCACATTTTCAAGCTTATCAAAACGACCCCAGCTGTACTGAGATTCTAGTTTAGCTTTTGAGTTGGTATTAGCAAACTCTTTTAACGCAGCTTGGAATCCCGCTATGTCATTATTCTTAGTGTACTGCCCTAAAGTAGCAAGTTGAATTGGAGTTAAATCCCCAAATCCTGGCACTGGAGCTTGACCGCCACCTTGTACGGGAGCCTGAGCACCACCTTGCACCGAAGCTTGACCTCCACCTTGTACGGGAGCCTGAGCACCACCTTGTGTCGGAGCTTGACCATTTAATTGACCAAAGGTATCACGCATATTACCTAATTGATTGCGTAATAAACCAATTTGAGCCATTGAGCCATAAATGTTTTGAAGTTCAGCATTTTCGTTCATGTGCTGTTCTGCACGTTGACGTAATGCTTGCGTTGGATCATAGTGTGTACGAGCCACCATATCATCTAAGCTGCTTTGAAGCTTATGCCAAGGACTACTTAACTCAGTAGCCCTCTCTTGCATTTTAGCTAAAATGTCAGCCGATGTAGGATCTACATTTGATGCAGCCGCCTCAATTGTTGGTTTGCTAAGTGTTCCTAAGCCGCTAGGTTCTGCCATATATTGTCCTATTATTGGTAAGTGTACGTATTTCCGCCAGAGGTATCCTGAGTACCCGTAGAAATATTATTTGGATCTGTTATAACATTGTTTGCAACCGCTGTATCAACACCAGAGCTTCCTGGGCTTGCAGCATTTGTGCCATTGAAAAAGTTAGCAGCATTATTCCAAGCACCTAATAGTCCCGCAGTAGCTGGAGAATAGCCTGATGTACCAGACACCCCAGTTGCCGGACTACCAAATATACTATTAAGTAAATTAGTACCTACTGTTGGTAATCCCGCTAAAGTTGAAACCATCTGCAATGGGGATTGTTGGTTTTGTACAGATACGGTTGCTGGGGCATTTACAGAGTTGACCATATTAGCATAGTTCAAACCAGGCTGGAATGGTGCGTTCATCTGAGCTTGACCAGTGGTTAAGTCAGCATTGATATTAGCTGTACCAGTATTAGCTAAGTTAGCCGCTGCAGTAGAACCAGTTTGTTGGTTCTGTAAAGCAGATTGCATTTGTGATGCTTGTAAATTAGCTAAGGCATTTGCACTAGATGTATCTACCGCTGTATCACCACGTAAGCTACCAAAATTACCAGAACCAATTGCACCAGCTTGTGTGCCAGCGTTTAGTGTTGGCATGAGCTGTTTTAATTGATCTTGCTGAGCTTGGAATAACCCGCCCATCGCAGTACCCGTATTTGGTGTTACAGCGCCTGTGGTGGGGTTTACATTAAATGGATTAGCTGCACCAGAAGCAATTTGATTTAAGCTTGTTTCAGATTGAGTAAATGGGTTGCTAGTACTATTTAGCGTATTGATAGCACCTTGAGCAGTAGTTTGCCCTATCGTAGGTGCTTGACCTAATGCAGTACTTGCATTGTTAATGACATTTTGTTGTGCGGTATCGTACCAACTTGGAAGCGTTGTTTGCGACTGATTGGTACTAGATAAAATATTATTTAACCCAGATGAAGTAGTTGTTCCCACGTTATGCTCTCACTTTTTTGTTAGCTTCTAATAAATATCCCAAAGCACCTTTGCTATCTGGGGGTAAACTCTTAGAGTCGTGTTTTTGTTTATGCTCTCTAATGGTTCTTAAAAATTCATCTAATACTTTGGCACCACTATCGTTACTACCATTTCCTAAACTAGATACTACATCAGCTGGAATAACAAACTCACCGTTTGCCAACATCGCTGGAATAGAATCACTGGTACCATCTCCAGCACCAGTTACATACCGATGCTTGATTGAATTTAACCCACCTTCACTAAAAAACTGTGGGTTATGACCCTCTGGTAATGTTCTATCTTGGAAAGACATTTCACCACCATTTGCAGCATGAACTAGCTCATTAGCACGAGCTGGTGAAAAACCTTGTAAACTGTTTGTTATTGGGTCACTTCTTGATCCAAATAACCCAGGTCGATTTTTAATATCTGCACCATGCATTAATAAAGGATTTAAACTAACCTCAGTGCTACCACCATAACTCATGTGGTGCATTATACCACCTTGTGCAGCATTTTGTATTTCTTGTAGCTGATTTTGGTTGTATGTAGCTGTAGCTGGATTAAATTCAGCTAATGTCAGATTAGGCATCATAGATGCTATCTGTGTGCCTTTTACAAAATGTGCTGTCATGTCAGGTGCCGTATTTGAAGTTGTTTTTGATGTTGTTGAACCAGTACCCGTACCAGTGCCAGTAGAACCACTACCAGTGCCAGTGCCAGTGCCAGTAGAACCGCTACCAGTGCCAGTAGAACCGCTACCAGTGCCAGTAGAACCGCTACCAGTGCCAGTAGAACCGCTACCAGTATCTCCAGAGTTTGATGCTATTGTCGATGTTCCGTTATACGGTGTTCCATCAGCATTAACTGGTTTTCCAGAACCATCAACATACCCAGATGGGCTTGTTGGATTTGGAATGGCAGCATCAGATGATGGTAATGCACCACCAGTGGTATTTGTGCCAGTTCCAGAATTAGCCAATACATCAATTGGTGAAGCATTTACAGTATTAATATCTGAAGACGAAGGCTTTGATGTATCTGTTGTAGTACTATCAGAAGGTAAGCCACCAGATGTAGCGGTATTACTTGAAGCTGTTGTATCACTAGGCAAACCACCAGAAGTTCCAGATATTGCTGGCAATCCGCTTCCAGAGCTGCTTGTTGGAGGATTAGTGCTTGATGGTATTAATGTAGCATCAGTAATTACAGGAGATATAACATCGCCAGTGTAAATAGTACCGCCAGGGGTTGATACATCGCTAGGTGATGGATTATCACCAACAACAATATTACCCGTTCCAGATAAATCTGGGTTGCTTGTGCCAGTTATTTCAACTGTTACTGGATCAGTAGTACTATATGCTGAATCTGGATATGCAGAAGCGCCAGCTGTTTTATCTGTACTTGCCACTTGTGTAGTCGGAGCAGTAGCAGGTTGTTGTGCTGATTGCCAGCTTGATGTTGCAGTGGCATTTACAGTACCATCTTGATTATAAACTGTATTATTACCTGGATTTAATAGCCCAGTTGTGCCGTCTGCATTTGTAACTGGTATTGTATTAGCTAAATCCGCAGGGGACGCAACAGAACTATTTGTTAAACCAGATTGTAAAGCATTATCTACAGCACCAGAAGTTAAACCAGATATTGTTCCATTGGCTAAAGCGTTAGCTGTTCCAATATCAGCCGTCGGAGCTTTTAGTGCGTTTACGCCAGCACCAATAGTAGCACCAAGAGCTCCTGTAGTAGCTCCAGCCAGTGGATCACCACCTTTAAGGGCGGAACCTAAAGCTCCTGTGGCTGTATTAGTTAATATACTTGCTGCTGGAGCAGTCAATCCTGCTCCTTGTAATGCTGTATTAGCACTACCGCCAGCGGAAGTTAATCCATAGTTTAATGCGGCATTTTCTAGTGCTGTCGTTGGGTCACCACCCGAAGCAATAGTTTTAGCAGCAGATGTAACTGCACCAGCTTGTGTAGGAGTTAAACCAGCGGAAGTTAATCCGTTTATTGCGCCACCAGTTAAACCACCACCAAGACCACCACTAACAGCACCAGATACAATATCACCACCAGTTAAAGCCGCATTTACACCGCCTACACCAGCACCAACTTCAGCACCAGTTACAGCAGATGGAATGGCAGCTAATTCTGGCGCCAAAACAAGAGCCGCCATATTTAAAGGACTGCTTGTAATTGCATTACCAGCGGACTTTATAACATTACCCAAGAACCCGTCGTTTCCAGAAGCATTTGGGCTATTATATCCAGCTTGTTGTGTATATGCGGATTGATATACTGGGTTTATTGCTGCGGTTAATTGTGTAGTGTTTAAATATCCACCACTTGCAGCTGCTTGTGCTGCATTTTGTAAAAGCTGTTTATAAGCGTTAACTCCAGCTACTTCTGAACTAGCCGCAGGATTATTAGGATCCATGTGGAAATAATCCACCATAGATTGGTTAATAGCAAGATTTTTAGCGTAGTAACCCAATACATCAGTGTAATAAGATGCTGGGTTACTTTGATAAGCTTGTGCAGCGGCAGTATAATCTGCAATGGATGGATTAGGACCTAACTTAGCAGTAATTAAGTTTCCAACATCTGCAGGTACATTTGAAGCACCACCATAAACACTATTTAAGGCTTGCGATTGCTTCATACCTGCAAGGTATGGACCCAATGCAGATAGCATTTCTGGTGTCAAAGAGGATGTTGTATCGGCCATATATTAGTGTGATTTACCGTTTATAATTAATGCTGTATCTTTAGCCCAATCTTGCCAATTATCATAAGTTTCTGGCGTTGGTACTGGAAAGGCTGCGAATGTAAAAGTACTAGCAATTATACTTGCTGTATTTTTCCAATTTTCTTCGCTATTATACGGTATATTAAGCTGTCCGTAATAGATAATAAAGTTACCATTCCAGTCTTCCCAAGTTGAATGATCTGGAGTAAATGGGAAAAATTGTTGGTTATTCTTATTAACATAAATCGTCACGGACGCTCATCTCCGTACTCAGCGGTTATAAGCAAACGACCCATTTCATAATTACCATTAATCGTATTAGATACAAACCTTAAACGAACTAAACGATGCTCTACACGAAGGTCAATTTTATCTGTTTCTGGAGCAAAGAAATAGGGACCAGAATCTTCTTCAACAGTACTATTAGCAAACTTACGACCCAAAATAGTCATAGACATCATGCCAGATTGTAAGAAGTTTGGCTCAACACGACGTAAATGCATACGGCGGTTAACACCCACTAAACCATCTTGGCTTGGGTTACCAGTAAGCCAACTAATGTCGCTAGTTGTAATACTAGAATACACAGCAACTTCACCGTCAATACCAACTTGATTTTGACCAAATTCATGTTGCCAAATATTAAATCCACCTTCAGAGAAATATACTTTAGTACCAGCAACAGGAGCTGGATTTAAAACACCTTGATTAGTAGCAACAGTCACCAATGTAACTCCAGGGGTTCCAATGGTTGTATTATAAATGTTTTGTGAGCTTACTATTTGCCAAGTTTTATTAAATGACGCAGCACCAGTGACAAAAGATACATATTCACCTGGACTAAAATTAATTGTTTGATCACCGGCTAAATAAAACTGATAAGCATTAGGAGCTGGTAAACTAGCTGGATGATTTATAACTGTATAAGGAACACTAAACACAGGATTATAGTTCCAATCAGCCCAAATAGGAGTTGGCAACAGCTCTGTAGTATACCCGCATGAACGTTGAGCACCAACAGCTTGTCCAGCGTCATACCATAGTTTATCTTTTACGTTATAGATAATCGCATCAGTACACTCTGTAGCAGTGCCTCTAGGATAAAAGAACCAAATCTCATTATATCGTGGTACTTTAGTTGCCCATACTTTTTGACGTTGCTCAAAGTTAATGTTGTCAAATAAGTAGTTAATATTTTTATCATTAGGAACAACCACTACGCTACCGTTATAAGCATAGAATCTATCTACACCCATCCAGTAGTACACACCGTCCATTTCAACCACGCCACTAGATGACATGATGGAGATTTGGCTTGAAACAATATCATAGTTCCAGAACTGACTTGTAGTTACAGTACTAGAAGCTGAAGAGTTAAATGAAACACGAATTAAACTATCGGTAGACCAAAATAATCCAGCTGGTGAGTTAGTACCACCACGCATTGGCATACCTTTAACAATCTTAGATGCAGATACGTTCACTTGGTTAGCTAAAGGACCGTTCCAATCATAAAAGCTTTGATCTGCATAAGTACTGCTAACGTTATTGTTTGCTATGTATCCATGTGAACCATAAACAAATATAAATGGATATAGCATACAAACACCACCATCAACGCTAATAGGCTGATACGTAGGAGCTTGCCCCATACTATCTGATAGCCCATTAAAAGTCCAAGTGTAGTTAGCATCTGGAGTAATATTACCAACTAAAACTTGAGTTGGTACACCGTTATCAATGTTAGCTAAATTTTTACCTGGGTGAGCAAATACAGAAAGCTCTCCACCTAAAGGACTAAACTGGGAGTCAAATTGCCAGTTAAGTGTATAGTTTCCGATTGATGGATCTGTTTGGAAATCTGGATCTTCTTCAAATACGGGGGTATTATTTAACCAAACAGTTGTAGGACTTCCAGTTATCGTAGTGGTTACAGTTACCGTTGTATTTGGCGATGTGTACGTTGGAGTTCCAGTTGTTGTATATGTTACTGGAGATGTTTGACTAAAAATAACCTTAGTGCCAGATGGAAATGATGAAACAACATTACCAGCAATTTGAAAAGTTGTTGTACCGTGGCTTGCTAAAGTAAACGGAACAGTACCAGGTAAAATGTTTGCTACAAAAGGACCACTACCAGCACCATAGTTAGTGCCTGTGGTAAATACATCTAGCTCTTGATAATTACCCGCAAAAATGTAGTTAACGCCATTGTATGGCTGAACAATCATGCCGCGGTAAATACCTACTTGGCTACTAAATAGCGAACGATAGCCACCCATCTTTTTAGGGTCACCACGCTGAAAACGACACCATACACCATCAGTGTATTGATCGTTTTGAAATTGTGTACCATCACGCTTAATACCAGCTGGTATTGCTAAGCTGTATATTGATGTATATTGCGAGGTATCCTGTTGCTGATTATCAGCTGGCATTTAGAACGTTCCACCACTTATTAAAGTTGCATTTAATTGAGCTGCTACGTTTACTACAGGCACAGAAGGATTAGAGTTGTTAATATCGATAACTTCAATACCGTTTGCTGATAATCCTAATATACCAGCACTTCTTAAATACACGCCTGTTGATGTGTCATTAGTAAATGAATATGCGGGTAATGAAGCACTTCCGTTACTTGCATAAAATAAACCAGTTGATGCTACAGCTAGTGAATATAGATTTAAGCCATCACTAAGTACAGTTAAAATAGTACCAGCAGAAACAACCAAAGGTGGCTGTGAGCTTCCTTGGTTTTGGAAAGTAACGTTATATCCAGGTTGATTTGTATTATTTACAAGAATATATAACTGTGTAACAGCAGGTAAAGTAACCGCTAAAGTTTGTGTTCTAGTGCCAGACTGAGCAATATATGTTTGAATAACTGGAGCGTAGTTAACTAAATTAAGTGTATTACCAACTACGGCATCTACGTCATAAGTAGCTGCAGTAAAAGCAGTAATATTTGGATTCGCCAAACCGACAGTAATATAACCACCATCCGTTGCACTATAGAAAATGAATCCAGAATCACCAGGGTTAGCATTTACGCTAATTTGACCATTTAATAGTGCTGGAGAAGGAGGAGTTAATGTTAATGTGCCAGTTCCGTTATTACGGAAACCAATATACCATCCAGCTGATAGTGTCGAAGGGGTTGGTAAGTTAAATGTACCAGCACCACCGTTCCAAACAAAAGTAGAAGCACGGCTTGCATCATTGATAACTGGAGTTATAGTTGTATCAATGGTACTTTGTGTAGTTGCTAACTTACCATTTACAGTTGTTAATCCAGCACCTTGTAATGTTGCCGCATCAGCAAATGATGTACCTGCAGCAAAAGTAACATTATGCCATGTGCCGGCTTCTGTACTATTATCTACAAGGTAAAAGTATTTAGAAATTCCTACAGGAACCGTAACGCTATTTCCATTATCAAAGTCCTCAATAACAAAAGCGTTAGCACCTAAGTTACGGAATAGGATGTCTGAGCCTAATGTACCTTGATTGCCCGCAGGAAGCGTAATAACGAGCCCTGACGTAGATGCAACGCAATCAATAATACGAGCCGCAGGAGTCTGGCTACCATTAACTGTGCTGGGCCAGAATAGAGAAACATTAGCACTAAAAGGTAATGAGAGATAAGATAAATCCGTTGGGGTTACAACGGTTCCTGTAAAGGGAGAAGTATAAACTGGTGTTGTCATCTATTAAGGTTCCTGAATCGTTGTGTTGCGGTCTAAACGACGTGCATTGTCCTCTTTCTTCAATGCCGCAATAGCGTCTGTATAGTAACCTTTCCACATCTGTAGTTTATCTAACGCTTTTAAATACCCTTGAGCTTGTAAAAGAGCTCCATAGAGCATCGCTTGTGGAGCAATAGCTGTCCATAGGTTTTGTTGATTATTTACATCCAAAGGCTGAATTTCAGCGTAATAAATGATTTCTACTGGATATGCTTGATCTGGTGCTGGTGCAAAATTCCAATTGTTAAAATCGTATTCTGCGTAATACGCTGGCTTACCAGTTGAAGATTCTGATAGGTATTGAGATACATAGTCTTGACTACGCAACAATACAGGCTGACCATTAACCTTCATAGATACAGTTTTACGCCATCTAGATGGTTTATTAAGAACTGTTTGGTTTTGAGCTAAATTGGTTTCAACTACAATTAATTGCATGTAAGTTTTTAACTCGGCAGCAATTGAAGATTCAGCCAATGCAATTAGATTAGGGATCTGTGCAACAAAATCGGGATCATCCCGTTCCATGTACTGTTGAATATTCGCTACTAGCGAATCGTAGGTCATTATTACGCTCATCTTGTGTAGTAGCTTATGTTAGGTTGGAAATAGATTGGGGACTTATCACGATCTTCTTCACTAGCTTGCAAGAACGCTTTTTCAGCTTGCATTTCAAGATACTGAACACGCATCATGTCTACTTGTGGTAGTTGCAAAGAGATAGAGTGAGATAACTGCTTTTGTACACAGTTAATCCAACGGTCAGGTACATAGATCTGATTTGTCAAAGAACCAACATCTTGCATTTGAACTTCCACAATCAATTGGAACATTTGATATGGGTTATTCGGCACTGGCCATAAATACATAGAAGGCTCAATAGTACGATCAAACCAATATTGCAATGAACGAACAGAAGGGAATTGCTTGTTAGGTAAATTCCAGTAGTCATCACGGTTTAAACGAGCTAGAGGAATAACTTGCTGGCTTGTTGAGAATACAACTTGGCGCACAGAATAGCTAGATGCTACAGTCTCACGCAATCTCCAGTAAAGATGTGGTTCTGTTGTGGAGATATTGTAATATTGCCACTGATAATCAGACATAGTAACTTCTGGAAACTGTTCTTTTAAGAACCAAGTAACTCCATCATCACTATATTCAAACGCTAAGTTATAAGTTTGTGTTGTGTTTGGTGCATAAGCATTCCAACCAACATAATAGACGCTTTGAGATTGCTGATAGGTAGAACCAAACCAATTTGCATATCCAGCTGTTGAAGCTGGCGTACTTAATGTTGGGCTTAAATCAAACGCAGCTGGGGACTCTGGATTATCCGCTGGCAAATATTCAGAAGCTTGAATGTTTTGAATATATACCCAGTTAGCTTCACGAACATCAATAGTAGTTTTTGGAAGAACTAATTGTTGTTGCTGTGTTGTAGCACCGTATAATTGGTTTTCTAATAACCAAAGATTAACACCGCGGTTTGATAAGTTTTGAAGATTGTAAAATAAAGCTTGTTTAGCGGCATCAACATATTCAGGCGTAATTTCTTCTGCTGTTTTACCAGCATCACGAAACGCATATGAAATTAACTGGTCAACATTGATTTGTGTTTGACCCGTTGTGTTGCTGTATGCCATGTATTATTTCTTTCTTTTTGCAGAACCGCCGCGTTTTAATTTGGAAAGATCTGTTGGCTTGCCACTATGCAATTGATCATCATGAAGTTTAAAAGCTTTTTTAATTAACTTCTTATCTTCTTTTTCATCAACATGACCACCTTCTTTATAATGACCACCTTCGCACATCATTTTTACATTTTGTTTGTAGGTCATTTTATCTTCCTTTGCCAGATACCTTTTTAGGTAGCGACTTTAATTTTACGCCAGTATCGGCTTTGTTGAATTCTTTAGCCACTTTAGTTGGCACACCCACCTTTTTAGCAAACTTAGGGTTGTGTGCCGCTGCAGCCATTAAACGCTCTTGAGCTTGGCTTTTAGATGGCATATTAACAGGCTCTTCCACCACGCTTTTTACGCATAGCCCCGCCACCGCAGAACTTAGATACGCTGTTATCGCCCTTACCTGCGGCACTCTTAACTGTGAGCTCTTTTGAGCTGTCTGATACACGCTTTAATGGAGATGCATCGCCAGAGGATAGTTTATTGGTTTTAGCAACATCACTACCTTTGTAGTTAGGTTTAACTGCTGCTTTAGATGGAGCACTAGCTGTTTTGCCAGATGCTTTGCTTTTTGATAAGCCACCGATATCGCTAGATGGTTTCTTAGCTTCATTGGCTACTGAACCGCCAGCTTTGTATTTTGGTAACTTTTTAAATCCGTCCATTTTGATTCCTCGAGGTTAATTAATCTGTGGAGTGATCGGCTCCTAATACTACTTATGCAAAAATAGGGCAAAAAATGCCCTAAATTGCAGTTAAAAACAGTGCTCTTTCCCGTTTTCTACGGTTGACCAGTACTTCTGGCTTGTTCCAATTAAGGATAGCATCTGCTGCACCCTGCATATCACCTTCGTTAATTTTCTTAACAACGGTAGACTTAGCAAAATTAGTGCCTCCAATATTGAAACAGAGGCTGTATAAGGCATCAAATTGGTTCTGGTTAAGGGGAACCTTAACAGAACTCTCTACAGCCTCACTACACCACTTTAAATCCTTTCTGAGAAGGTCTTCCACCTGTTCATCAGATAGTTTAGCGGTTAATAGTTCTTTTTCGTCTTCTTTGATGAGATGACCTACACCAATGGTCCAAAGTCCTTTAGTGTCCTGGTATGCTACATTACGGGCACCTTCTTCTTTTGCAATGAAAGCTAGGGAGGATTTTGCAATTGCCATGATATTTTCTTCGATTTTAGTATATTTATTAGTTACATGGATAACGGAAACAATGCCTAGTATCCATAAACATAGTACAAACAGCTTCTTCATTTTGGCTCCTTTTTGTGTAATATATCACACAATTTGGGGTCATTCTTGTTTTGAGCCTATTTGTATTCCAGTTATGAGGCCAATAAAGCCCCCAACTATAGTTTGGAAAGCAGGCCCAACAATTTCAAATAGTTTGTTGTTATCTACTTGCGGATCAAAAAATCCAAGCATAAAAACAGTAACCATAGCTAAAACAGTTACTGACAGTGTGATACAAGCAATAAAAGTTATATAAGCAGATAGTTTATCTTTATTCATTTAGCTATTTCATCATATTGTTTATAGCAAGCTTTTAGGGATTCTCTGAGCATGTCTGCTCTGGCAGCTTCCCGCTCAAGAAAGATTGAATCCTCGGCAAAAAGGGACACCCCAGTTCCACTTTGTCCATTACCGGTGGCTTCGGTACGACTGGTACGGTTACGCATCCCGACAAGAGCATCAGCGAGCTGATTGTTAATAGAAGCAATTTGCTCATCTTTTTCTTTCCTTATTTGATCTGTAACGACTTGATGTTGTTCTTGAAGCTTTTGTGTTTCAATAGCCTGTTTGGCTTTATAGCTTTCAAAGCGGCTTGCCTCAATGCTATACCCAACGTAGCCAGCAATAAACAAAAGTCCAATAACAGCACCAATTTTCACATAGTCAAACATTATTGATTGTCCGGTTCAGTTTTGCTTTTCATAGCTACGCTAGCACCACTAGCAGCGGAAACAATACCTAAAGATTCCGCTAACTCTCGCAGGCTAATACCAGAATTGACTACTTGATAGGTAGCTAGTCCTATTACAGCAAGTAAACTTATAAGCCAAGTAACACGACCTATATCATAAGTCGTGTTATCTTTACCTGTAAGAAGTTGTTTAAGTATATCGCTCATTTTCTTAATTCATCGAGCTTGTCTTCAATGCGGTGAACTGCTTTGAGGACTTCATCCCAACGATTATTGAAATCGTCCTTACGCAGATAATTATCTGACATATGGCTGCGTAATTCAGTTAGATCGTCTTTGAGATCTTGAACAGCAGTCCAAAGCTCTTTACAAAACCAACCGATAGCAACACAGATCAGCGGTAATACCGTATTGATGAGTGTTTGAACGTCCATTTTAGGCCGATCTAGCTAGACGTTCAGCAGCTTGAGCTGCAATCATAGCATCAAGCGGTGCAATACCTGCAGCTGGAGCTTGGTGAACTTGTGGTTCTGGTGTATCTGGAACTACAACTTCTTGTTCTGCTTCTACTACAGCCGTTGGTTCGATTTCTGCAACTGGTGCTACTACTTCTTCTGTTAATGCCATGGTATTTCCTTAAATTAAAAGTTAGTTAAAAGTCATTGCGTAGGTAAATCTATAATTATCAGCAGATATTGATTGAGGCCGCATTGAATGAGGTATTGTTGCGTCAAAAACAATTATTCTACCAGGGGTATATTTTAAAGCCACTTCAATATCTGATAGATCTTCCGAATAAAATAAAGTTTCACCGTGCCAATGCTGCTCCCAATCCATATTAGCATAATAAAGAACAACTATTTTTTCAGGATGTGAATGTGCAAAATGAGTATCAGATGGCACTGAAAGGTTAACTATGGACTTTTGTAAAGTTAAATCTTTAATAAATTCGTTTACCGCTGTTGTTTTTAAAAACGGAAGAAGCCCACAGTTTTCATTATCATTATCATTAAATTGAGAATGAAGAAATTTATGTTTACTGGCTTTTTCATAAGTACCATCTCCCCAACCAATTACGAATCTAGAATTAGATAAAAAGCTAAATACTTTGTCCCTTAAACCCAATGATAATAGGCTATCATAAACATGTATTTCTTTACCGCTAGAAAGCGTATGTTTAGTATATTTAACGGTCATACCGTTATTGTAATATTGCTTGTAAGTGTTGTTGGTATCCAAGTTGCATCACCATTTTCGTTAACCATTTGTTGAACAACACTAGGCGGAGTATTGGCAATAATTCCTTGAGCAATAGTTGTCACTGCTTGAATTGCTTCAGCTTCCGTTTGATATTCTGTGTGCTGTCCTGTAACTGGATTATACACTTGATATGTTGTTGTCATAGTAAAAATACTCCCATTTGCTCTTACATAAATTTCAGTTGTTCTTTGTTTAACCCACCAATCTATTTCTGCTTGCATATTAGCTGCTTGCATTGCCGCCAATACCTCATCTTCTGTTTTTCCCCAAAGATTATTTGCAGTAATAAACCCTGGACCAATATCACAAGCGCCCATAGAAGTTAAAAGCTCTTGCGTGATTATTAAGTTTCTCAAGATACTGCTCCATATACTCTAGTTGTGTTTCCAGATGTCCATGTAACTGTTTTACCATTTAATGATACCGCATTTCCACCTGAACCGCCAGCACCGCTAGAAGGGCTAGTATTTGGGGTTAATACAGCGTTTCCACCGGCACTATTTGTACTTCCGCCAGCACCACTTGTTTGTGTTTGACTGCTATTTCCCGTAGCTGAATATCCCGTTCCTCCTGCTGCTCCCCAACCGCCTCCACCGCCACCGGCTGCGTTTGAATATGATTTAAAAAGAAATCCTTCTGTACCACCACTACCCCCACCAGTTGCACCATTACCGCCAGCTGAAGTACTACCCGTAGTTTTTACAGCAGTTCCACCAACCCCTGGGAATACCCTACCACCACCACCACCTGCGGGAGATGTACCATTGCTTCCTGTAGCTCCTACAGCACCTCCAGCACCTCCAGTGCCGCCACCATTTCCGCCAGCTCCACCACCAGCACCACCACCACCACCAGTTGTTAATGAAGAAGAAGCGCCGCCGCCTCCACCGCCACCGCCAATATACGCAGAAGAATTAGTATTGTTTATAGTAGCATTGTATTGAAGGTTTACTGCTGGACCACCTGCTGATCCCACGCCTGCGTTACCACCAGCACCACCTTTACCCATAATATAACCATTGTTTACAATTGTTATAGTGCCGGTTCCAGTAATTGCTCCAGTATCAAGAGCTGCAGTAGCTGTGGTATCTGTCCAAATATATACACCAGAGCCAATGGTTAAATTAACAACAAACGCATTTCCGTTTGTGTAACCGTTGGCAACCATATCACTAAGAAGATTATAGTTTTGGGTATTAGATGAAATAGTTTTAGTAAATGTAAACGTATTAGATTTACCATAAAAGTTAGTTGGCATTGTGATTGCACCACTTGGTACGCCAGCTAAAGTTCTTACGTTTGTGTCATTTAAACTAATTTGAGTTGTACCATTTCCACCAAGTTCTATCTCGATGGATTGCCCAGTGGTTGTCCCAGCTAGGCTAATGGCTCCAGAAGAGTTCATTGTCATATTAAGGAGTTCCGTATGCTGTTACGTTAGCAATAGAAGTAAAGTTACCAGATGAATCCAATGAGGCGATGTTTGTACCTTGATATGCAAAATACAGTTTACCACCACTTTCAAAAATTGAAAAGTTTGTAGTTTTATAAGCGCCGTTAACTAATAAATTACCAACACCGGGATCTGTTGTTGTTCCAATGGATACACCACCACTGTTTTGAACGCGCATACGCTCAACAGTACCAGCTTTAATAATAACTGGAGCTCCCACATCAGTACCGATTACAAATAATGTATTGGTTTGATCCCAATACATTTGAGCTTTTTCGGTACCGTTATTATACAATGAAACAGTAGTATATTGCTGACCACCGTTATCAATTAATAGATTATTGGAGTTTCCACCTTTAACATATAATGTGCCAGGGGTTGATGTAGATCCGATAGATACGTTACCGCTAGCATCTTTATAAAACTGACCAGATCCTAAGTTAACAATGCCAGTACCGCCTGTTAATGTTGTAGAGTATGCAATAGATGTTGCATTTACTGTACCACCAGACAAGTTAGTTGCTGTATATGAAGTAGAGCCAGAATAACCACTGAACCCAGATGCACCTTGTGCACCACTGTATCCAGATGTCCCGTTAATGCCACTATAACCACTAGCACCAGAACCGCTATATCCAGAATAACCAGATAGACCAGAATATCCAATACCACCAATACCGCTATATCCTGAGAAACCCGAGAAGCCCGATATTCCAGAACCGCTAAATCCACTTAAACCACTATAGCCAGATGCTCCAGCTGTTCCGCTATATCCAGAAAACCCAGATGGGCCACTATATCCAGATACTCCAGCCGCTCCAGCTTGTCCTGAATAGCCACTTAAACCTAAACCAGAGTAACCACTAAATCCTGAGTAACCAGAGAACCCACTTACGCCAGATGTTCCGGAACCACCAATAAATGTATTTACCGTACCAGAAGTACTTAGGAAGTAAATCTTTTGGTCTGGAATGTTTAGAGCAAGTTCTCCAGGAGATAGTTGCCCTGCCGTAGGTATATGTCCCGCTACGGTACTGTGAAATATCTCAATTGTGGTGTAGCCTGATTGGGCCATGTTTTATTCCTTTAGGTGCTTTAATATTTCTTGTGGTTTTACAAAGCGATCACTACTATGCTCGGTGGCTTCCCACCATATAAATTGATTTACTACTAAATGTGATCTATCTTTTAGTAGGTTAATATTTTCTTTATGTCCAAATATTAGCGGATCCGATGGACCCCACAATACGATACCTTTTTTACCTTCATCCCATGCAAGATGTTGAAAAAAGCTATCTACTCCAATCCAAATACGGCATTCGTGAACTAGCTTACGAAGCTCTGTAATCGGTAGGTTTTTTCTAAAATCTGGAACAAGTTGCTGTTCACCTTCTACACCAATTTGTACAATTGGCTCATCAATTAAACTAATAAGCTCTTCCCAATACGGATAGTTCTTAGGATTTAACTTACCAGTTCTTAACTTCTGGGCATAGGGAGATATAATAATCATAAATACATCTTCCTATACGCATCTTCTAAAGTTCCCTTCCATTTCCACTGATCCATCTTTTTATAGACGTTCCACTGATCAATGTCACCAAATAGCTGTATTGCTTCTGCTATAGGTTGTCCGGGTATAACTTCAGGATAACAACTAAACACTTCAGCGTCAGCCAATGAAGGCAATACATGACTGAATACAATATGGTCGCCGAGACCACAATTGAGAACCACAATAGTACGGCCATCGTATTTAAGAATGTTTCTAAATATAAGCTCATCGTGGTCATACATTTCTTTCTTAGTTTCACTACGAATACCACCTTGCGGATTCTTCATATGCCATGTTACTGCATCTGGCACTACTAAAATACTGTAACCTTTTCGTTGCAATTGATAAGTAAATAGTGTTTCTTCCCTATGTGCTACACGAGAAAGACCTAAATTATAATCAGCAACTCCAGCACGGTATAAAAAAGAACAGTGTAAATGGTCAACTTCTTGTGCCACACTAAACTTACCCCACTGAATATTTGGCTCAGAATCAATGTTATGGATTCTTCCTGATACTCCAGCGGTGTTAGGTATATGTGGTGGTGTCCAAATATGGCTCCCCACTGCACCAAGACTAGGCCACTTATTTGTCCAACTATAAAGCTCTTCTAATACGTTTGGTTCTGGTACTGCGTCATCGTCTACACGCCAAACCCATTCAAAACCTTCAGTGTTAGCGGCTTGGTGAATATGGTGTTGACCTCTACGAGTCGCATACCTCCATTCCCACTCAATACCTTTGTGCTTTAACATCTCAAAAAAGTATTGATACACTAATTCATTACGCATGTCTTGCGGTTCATCATTATCATCAAACACAATCAACTTATCAGGAGATCTAGTTTGATTGATAATTGCGTTTAATACCAAGGGTAATGTTGTATGGTATCTACCGCGAGTAGCTACGGAACAAAGTACTTTACTCATTGTCCCACCTACAAATCATCAAGTTACTTAGGTTTGCATCTGATACTGGCATCATAGTGTCTGATATATCGCCAGCATGGTTAATATACGTAAACTTAAACCCAGGAAAATCTTTTTCAGTTAATCCATGTAGCTTGTGATGCTCACCCCAAAAACCTTTAGGTTCATTATGCGGCACTGTAATTAACAAACGCTTACAATGTTTCTTTAATTTTTCTACAACTTCTAAACCATTATCAAGGTGTTCTATGACTTCAAACGCAATAATGTTTGTGTATGTACTAAGCTCATACGTATTAATATCAGCTTGATAGAATGTTGCATTATCACTCCATTGTTGTTCTCTAGCTACATCAACAATGATGGGATCATAATCTAAACCAATATATGCTTTAGAATTTAAAAACTGATAGCCGTATCCTGTAGAGCAACCAATTTCTAAAATAGACCCTGGTAGAATGTTTTTATTAGCCCATTCATAGCGTTGTGTTTCTCTTGGAAACACTGGATCACCTTTAAGAAACACAGCACGCTCATAGTTGTTTGATAAGCGCCATCTATACCATTCAGGATTATATTTCTTTGCTAACTTCAGCTCGTTTAGCAAAAAGATATTATCCCAGTTTTGTACCAAGTTAGTATCGTGCATGGTACCTTCTGCTGCGTGGTAGATCGGAAACGAACCGTCATTAAAATTCGCATCAATCTTAAACCCAGCCTGTTCTGCTTTGTAGCAAAACTCAATGTCTTCACAACCACCAGTACCGTATTCTTCGTTAAGTAAACCGATTGTTTTAAATACTCTTCGGTCAATCATTACACAGAAAAATACAGCAAAATGGCGTTGTGTAATTGGTGAGAACTGTGTCCATACAGCTGAAATATCACCAGTATCTAATTTCTTTAACCAGTCTTTGCCTAGTATCTGCGTGTCATTATTTAGTAATACTATTTTTTCACCGGAGCAACCCTTAAGTCCCTCATTCATTGCCTTTGCAAAACCTAAAGGTTCAGGATTAATTATGTATCTAAAGTGGTGAAACAGTCCTAGGTTTTCAAACCTTTTGCATAAATAAGCAATATATTGTTGAGTTTCATCTGTACAACCATTAGCTGATATAATAAGTTCTACTTCACTCATATCAGTATGCTCGATAATCGAATCAACACACGGCTTTAAGTATTTCTCACAATTGTTGTAAGTTGGTATTACAATGCTGTATTTCATGCGTCCTTAAAAGGTTTATACAAACCTATATTATATCACAGTTTTTGCTTGATTGCTTCTATTTCTTCACGTAGTTCTTTAATCGCTTCTACAAAATATGGAGCATACCGTTCATATCGAATGGTTAAATATTTTGCTGGATCTATAGGAGCTGGAGCAACAATTTCAGGCATTTGTTTTTGCGTTGATTGCGCAGATAGCCCTACTTCACGCTTAACTTCATAACCTAACATTTGCGCTGTTTCATTGGCTTCATAATAAAAACCTTCCAATGAACAAATCATATCTAAGGCGTTTTCAATTTTACCTAAACGTGTTTTTAACCGATCGTCAGAATAATATGCTGTTACGTTATTGGTAGCACGAATTTCGCCTGTTGTACCGGATGCTGCTGTACCAACGCCTAAAGAACCAATTTGGTATGACCCTGTTGTACTTGCGAAACCAGAATATCCAGAATATCCAGATGTTCCTGTTGATCCTGTGCCTCCAGTGGCACCACTATATCCAGAATATCCGGATGTTCCTGTAGCTCCAGTACCACCGTTTTGGCCACTATATCCAGAATATCCGGACGTTCCTGTAGCTCCAGTACCACCGTTTTGACCACTGTATCCAGAATAGCCAGATGTTCCTGTAGCGCCCGTAGATCCGTTTATGCCGCTGTATCCAGAATAACCAGATGTTCCTGTAGCACCTGTAGATCCATTTTGACCGCTGTAACCAGAATAGCCAGATGTTCCTGTAGCACCGTTTTGACCGCTGTATCCAGAATAACCAGAGGTTCCTGTAGCGCCGGTAGATCCGTTTATACCACTGTATCCAGAATAACCAGAAGTACCCATGGAACCATTTTGACCACTATACCCGCTAGTTCCGCTGTATCCGGAAATGCCAGACCAGCCAGAAATACCAGAATATCCTGACCAACCAGAAATACCAGACCAGCCAGAAATACCAGAATATCCTGACCAACCAGAAATACCGGACCAACCAGAAATACCGCTATATCCAGAAATACCGGACCAGCCAGATATACCAGAAAAACCACTATAACCAGAAATACCAGATCCACTGTAACCAGAAATGCCTGATCCGCTATAACCAGAAATGCCACTATATCCAGAAATTCCAGACCAGCCAGATATACCACTATATCCAGAAATACCGCTGTATCCACTTGCACCAGTGGGGCCTACAATTTCCCCGACGTTATTCCAAGTTGAGCCAGTCCAAATGTATAAGTCGCCATTGGAGTCTACAATATAGGCATCATTTGGGTTGTTTCCTGTAGGGGGAAGATCGCCAGGAGTTGCTACAGAGCCTTTAATATTGATTGAGGTACCTTGAGCTCCAGAATACCCAGAATATCCACTTACGCCCGATCCTGAATAGCCACTTACGCCCGATCCTGAATAGCCACTGTAACCAGAAATACCACTATAGCCAGAAATACCACTATAGCCAGAAATACCACTATAGCCAGAAACTCCAGATCCACTATACCCGCTTATACCAGACCATCCAGAAATACCAGAATATCCACTGTATCCAGATATACCAGACCAACCAGAAATACCAGAATACCCAGAATATCCGCTATAACCAGATATACCAGACCAACCAGAAATGCCAGAGTAGCCGCTATATCCAGATATGCCAGACCAACCACTGTAACCTGATATACCTGATATACCTGATATACCTGAAAAGCCAGATATACCAGAATATCCACTGTATCCAGATGTACCAGAATACCCACTGTATCCAGATATACCTGAAAAGCCAGATATACCAGATATACCACTATATCCTGATATACCAGAAAAACCGCTATATCCAGAGTATCCAGACCCGCCAGATATACCAGAATACCCACTATATCCAGAATATCCAGATGTACCTAATGTACCAGAATACCCCGATATGCCACTAAACCCAGAATAGCCGCTATAACCAGAAATGCCAGAACCAGAATGTCCACTATAACCAGACAATCCAGAAAAACCACTATAGCCGGAAATACCGCTGTAACCAGAGTATCCCATACCGCTAGAACCAGAGAAACCAGATACTCCAGAGAAACCGCTGTAACCTGATAATCCAGAATATCCAGAGATGGGGCCAACAACTTCTGTTGATCCATCACTGTAATAGATTATTAAATCACCATTAGAAGGATTATATACAATATTGGTGATCAATTTACCTGGCGATGCAGCATTAGCAATCTGAGATACAGATGCTTGCTTTGTTACGCCACGTTGTACTACAGGTACCTGCTCATCACCAGTTAACTGGGTGGCTATGGGTAGCTGGGTTATCGACTGATCGGCCATGTATTATGCTGTATATGTAAAGGCACCGTGAGAGATACCGTTTCCAAATGGGGACATTGCTGTTACGTCTACAAGACCAGTAACTGCGTATGCAGGAGTTGTTGCTATAATTTCTGTGGAATTTACTAAATTAAAAGTGGCTATTACACCACCAAACTTTACTGTAAATACTTCAGTGAAATTAGCACCGGTGATTACAACAGATGTACCGCCAGCTTTTGAACCGACATTTGGCGTTACATTATAAATATACGGATTCAATGTCATTGGAGAAGGAACAACGTTGCTGTTCTTGTTTAGATCTCCAGTACCATTGGCATAGGTGCCGTCTGTACCCTCAATAAAAATATCATTTTGGGCTGTGAATCCGTTTTCTGTTTGAATGTTGTTGCCGCCGATCGGACCAGTTGCTACTGATACGTCAGGGCGAGGAAAACGTAATGCTATGTTTTCAGTTTGAAGCGCTGGTAAGCGCCATGGATCGAAATTATCTAGGTCGTCTTTACATACCCGCATCCCTGGAAAATTAGGGTCGGGCATTAAGTCTACATAGGCAAACTTTCTGTTGCAGCGATCGCACACCGCAACAGAAAGAACTGAATTGCCACGAGTATCTAGATAAACAGGCATTTAATTGCCTTAAGCAGACTGACCGTCATTCTTGATCAAAACACCTACAAGGTTTTGAGAGCAGATTAATGGGCCACCAACGCTTGATTTATACAAATATTGAATATCTGTTTTTTCTGTAATCTTACGTGGCATTTGCTCATAATTAATTTCAATTTGTTGTACAAAAGTTTGCTCTTGAACAATTTTTTGAGCGCCAGATACGTTATCATTAAACTGAACTTCAAAGTTAATCCAAGCACTGCTTGTAAATCCAATGTTAGCAGTTTTGTAAGAACGTAAAATATACAAAGTATAACCAGCGGGGACAGTGTAGATACTTGCTTGGTTAACACCTAAACCGGCGTTAATTTGAGCAAGTAATGTTGTGCCTTGTTTGAACGTAATATTACCTACGTTAACACCATTGGTAACACCAACGTTATTAATACGTAAATAAGAGTTTACAGATGTTACGTTTGTTGTACCATTAAGAGCAATAACTTCACTGATTGGTGCAAAGTTTGCATCTAAACCTTGAATTTGTACTTTTAATGCTGACGTATCAGATGTTGAAGAACTTACAATAGTTAATTGAGCTGCAGAAGCTGGAAATGGATATAATCCGCCGCTTTGAGTTAAACCTTCCCAAAGTGGTCCAAATGCTGTGTTAGATACACTTGTTGAATATCCATAAAGCAAAAATGGAGAATGTCCAGCAATTTGACCACGAGATACTTGAAGTTCAAATGGCTCATATGCACCCTGTACGGATACAGAAGGCATAGCCGCTGGGCGTAAATTTGTTACTAAACTTGACATAATTAATTTCCTTAAAAGTTAACAAGGGGGATTACTCCCCCGAGGCAATTAATTAGCTGTTAGTATAACCTTGGCCAACGTTAATGATTGAACCATCAAAGTTACGCGCTGTGTAATCAACAGTGAATGTACCTGCTAATGTTCCAGTTACGCCAGAGATTGTGCCCATTGTAAACACTAAAGTAGCGTCGCTTGTTCCTATGTTAGCTAAGAAGCTAATTGCTGCAGAAGTAGCTGCAGGAGCAAAAGAAACAACACCGTTAGCTGTTGTTGGTGTAATTGTACCTAAAGTTGTAGAACCAGAGCTAACAGTGATAACACCGCCAGTGATTGCTGAAGGTGCGCTAGTTTCAAAAAATTTAATATTTCCGATAATTGCGCCAGCTGGTAAAACAACGCTATCCACAGTTGTAGATTGGCTACCAATACCATAAGTAGTGATAACGCCAGCTGATGGAGTTGCTGTAAATTGAACTTGTTGGGTTGCTACTACGGCACCTGAGTTATCTGGGGCAATAGTACCATTGTTTGTTGGGTTATTGTATTTGTAAACGCGTACTGGTTGATTAAATGTTACTGACATTTGATTTTTCCTATCAAGAGTTTATAGCCCCACTCAGTCGCTTGATCGTAGCCCCGGGAAGTGACGGGACCCTGTTGGGGGCGAATCTTCCTATAACTACTTATGCAACTTTTAAGCAAAAATCGCCCTAAATAACAAAAAAGCCACCTTGTGGGTGGCTTTTTTGACTTACTGCAAGGTTTGGATTACAAACCAGCTGTACCGAAAATGTTACGCGCATCGTGCCAACCAGTAGCATAACGCTCTGTAGCCTTGTAACGCATAGAGTCAGTCTCAAAATCGCCCTCCATAGATTTCTCTAGGTTGCGACGGTTAACTAACATTAAACCATTTTCTGCATCAGTTTGAACCCACCAAGCTTTGCTAGAAGACAAACGTGTAACCACGTGTGTGCCTTTTGGCAACATGCCGGTTGATTTGATTGGGTTCAAATCGTTGTCAGCAGTACCTGAACGCAATACAGACTTAAGAATAACTTCAGCTTGGAATTCCAAAGCTGGAGGTACTACTAGCTGTTCTGCTTTCAAGCGGATACGCTTACCGTTGTTGTCGATAGCTGAGCGAATTTGAATCAACATCTGTTCAACAGAAGTTTGGCTCAAAGAAGCAGCTGTAGACAATTGGTTAGAGTATGATCCACCGTTAGCGATTGGGTGAGCTGTGTTGATCAATGTAACGCCGTCGCCACCGATATAACCTGGAGTGAAAGCAAAGTTCAAAATGTTTGCACATAATGTTTCTTTAGTTTCAATCATAGATTGAGCTAAGTGTTTAGCGAAAGTGCTACCGATACGGATATGATCACCGTCTTCCATCAATACTTTGGTCAAAGCATATGCTAAGCCATAGATTTGATAGATAAAGCGAGTGATATATAATGTACCACCTTGATCGTAGCTAACTGGAGTACCGTCAGGCATCGCAGGAGCTGCGTTCATACCATAAAGCATTACTTCTTCATGGTAGTTACGTGGAATACCTTGGATCTGTTCTACAAACCCTTTCCACTCATCATCGCGTTGTTCATAAACGCCATCAAAGACTTCGTTGATAATCGGTTCGACTACCGCACGAAAGTCTGTACTACGCATTGGGGTTGCCATTGCTTATCCTTTCGTATTAAACTGAAACAGACGCGGCAGCGAATGTGTTATTAGAGATCTGAACTTGAACGATTGTGTAAGCATCGCCCCAAGCATTGGTATTACCAGCTGGGTATGCTACTTCACGTCCCAATCCAACTACGCGAACTTGACCTTGGTTACCAGATCCAACAGCTGTTGCAAGCAACGCACATGTTGAGAAACCAGCACCACCGTTACCGATAGCATAGCCATCTGCAACTGTATAGTTAGTTGTTGTGTCGAAATTGTATTCAGTACCAACAGCAGCAGCAGTTGCTGATCCGTTAATTTGAGCTTCGTATACGAGTGCTGGGTCAGAGAAGATCCAGAAAACGATGTTTGTAGAAGCATCAAGAGTTAACTTAGAAGCATACTTAGCTACTGAGCGACGACCGTCAGAGTTTGTGTACTCTACACCGTCAAATACGCCATAAACTTTGCCGCTAGAAGCAGTTTGGTTAGCGATTGTTAATTGGCCAGAAGTAGTGATCGCTACAGGTTGATATTGCCAGAAAGACTGGCCAGAGCTCAAGCTGTAAGGAGCGCTGTAACCTGATACACCAGTTACATAGGTATTTGTACCTACGAATGGTACCGCACGGTCAAGACCGCTTGGGTGGTATGCAGGCTTCAGACCAAAGGGTTGAAATGTTGCGGACATTTATTTTCCTTTGTTGTTATTTTGAAGAATGTTATTAAAAACGAACATTAGCGTTCGCTTTGGCGGTTTCCTTTTCCATTTCCAAAATACCACCTTCAAGAATTGATCTACCACCTTTGCCTTCTTGAGCTGTGCTCCGAACTTGCGCGGTGATATTACGTTGATGCTCTAGCGGATCCTCTAGATGCAACATCTTCATCACTTCTTGATAGATTTCTTCTGGTAACTTGAAGAGAACCATTTCATTACAACTAACACAGCCTTCAAACTTGCCCGAGCTCATTTTGCCTAGTCCTTCAAAGCCTACACCTAATTCCGAGGCTTTAACTGGCTCATAACCCAACGCCATACGTTTGTCGATACTGTCATAAGTGTTTGTGGTGGATAACCAACACAAATGGAACCCTGGAATGACTCCAGGTTGCAAATCAGGTAATGCACTGTTTTGCCACTTATCTCGGAACGCAGCTACACGCTCCCGTTTTGCTACAGAGTCTGGATCACTTGCTTCAGACATGCGATCCACTGTTTGTTGTGCTCGATCGGCTAAGCGATCATCTAAGTCACGTTTAATTCTTGTATTTGCCATGATAATTATTCCTTGTTAGCGCGGTCATATTGTGCATATGCGCGGATCATTTTGTTTCGTTTTTCTACATCGTCCCATGCACCAGCATCTTTAATCGCTTGAACTCGATCACGGCTTAATGTGATGGTTCCAGCTTTAGGGCTAGTTGTGTTTGCTACTCTACTTGATGGTGTAGGGTTAGCTCTCTTAGTGCTGTTACCGCCTTTTGATGTGTAGCGGTGCGGGAGTCTTGCAGATAAACGATTGTCCAACTCATCCCAATACTCAGGATCTGCTGGATCCCAACCATCGGCGGCTAAGTCTTGATCAATTACCTTGGCAATTCTACTATCTGTATCTCTAGCTTGCGGATCATACCAAGAGTTCTTTTTTAACCACTTAGTAGCATTGAGTTGTACTTCAGATGCTGTTGGGTTAGGAACATTTTGCTTTGGTGCTTTCGCAGCTTCGAGCTGTTGTTTCTTAAAGTGTTGAGCTTGATTGAGACGTTGTTTAGCGTCTGTTAATTGCTCTAAATAATCCACTTGAGATGCTGCATCACCAACTTGAGCTGCCTGTAACATTTTCATCTTAGCGTACTCAACTCGAGTGGCTTCGTCTTCAATAGCCTTATCTAATTGAGCAAACTGGTACGATGTTGCTGTACTTTCAACTCTAGCTAAACGCTCTGCCAGTTCTGCATTACGTCTCTCAAGTGCTGTAATTTTGTTTTTAGCTGTAATATCACGTTGCTTCTTAAGTTCTTTCTTAAGTTTACGCTCTTCACGTCTAGCTTCACGAATAGCTTCACGATCTTCAGATGTTTCGCCTTCATTAGGCTCTTCATCATCATCACCTTCTTCATCATCGTGATCATCTTCGTCGTCGTGATCTTCTTTTTCAGCTTTCTTTTCTTTCTTTTTCTTCTTGCCTTCGTACTCTTCACCATCAATTTCTTCTGGTAAATCAACTTTAGCAACAAGACTTCCGTCTTCTAATTCCTTGACGGGAATATCTTTTTCATTATCTGCCATACTTTTCTTTCAAAAGTTAATCTACAAACGCTTTCATCTTCTGTGCGTGCTCGAATGATTTAATCTTAGAGATTATTTCACGTGCCATCAGTGTGATAAACACCACTGGAGCACCTTCATCATCGGGTTGCACAACAAAACGATCGCCACCGTATTTAATAGTTCTAACCAAGTCACCAACTTTTACCCAAGGACCTTCGGGCCATGGAGTTAGATCATCTGGGTTCTTATATGCCAAGGGTCCAATTTCTATGACCTTAGCTACGGTTTCGTTAAAGCGTAATGTTTGTTTGGTTTCATCAACTAAGATGATACCGCCTTTACTTGTCAACTTTTCTCGGCGTAACTGCACCAATACTCTGTCTCCAAGGATTTCAGTTCCAGGGTCTACGTTAGGAAAGCACTCGGCTTCTGAACGCAAGTCTGGTTCGTCTTGCTTATTAAAATCAATTGGCATACGCCAATGCTCCTTGCGTTATACAACGCTTTAGTTTTCATCATCCTCAGTTAAGAGGGCTTCTAGAATCGAAAAGGCTTGCTTTAAACCATCTCGATTACCCAGTACTCTTTGATAATCATCAAAGGTGTGGATATTGGAACCTGAAGCTAGAACTTCGGTTGTTTCTCTATCCGCTTCTTTCAAGCGGCTTATATACTCTGATATTATGTCCCTCATATTACTACTTATGCATAAAGGCGGAAAAATCCGCCCTAGAACCTATTGCCTTTTTGAACATTTGCTTTTTTAGAAAGTATCTGTAAATTCCAAGGTACATGTAACCCTCGAACTTGTTTACCTTTTAATGGAACAATATGGTCTACTTCTTGTTTCCAAGGGAATACTTTTTCAAGTTCTTTTGCCATAGTATAAAATTCTTCAATCTCTTTTAATTGCTCATTTGTAAGCCATTTAGGAGTTGCTTGAAGTTTTGTTGATCTTCTTTTTGCTGTGTACGCCGCAACTTTTTCAGGATTATCTATTTGCCATTGTTTTGTGACTGCTTTAGCTTTTTCTCTATTTGCTTCTCTATAATATTCAAAATATTCTTTATTATCTTTTTGTCTTTTTTCTTTTTTAGCAACAGCTTCTGCAAACATATCTGCTTGCATCCATTTTTCTTCACGTTGCCCATTTTTCAAACAAGTTTCTCGATACCCCCAAAACACTTTGCCGTCTTCACGGACATACCCGTGTTTAAATGGTTTTTTTGTTTTGGGGTTTAATCTTTTCATAAGTGTTTGATTTTAAAAGAAATTTTCTTCAATAAAAATTGCCACCGCCAATTTCATTAAGGTTTTTATCTGGACCAACTTTAGGTGATTTAGCCATCTTATTTTGATTTAAAACTGCGTTGTTAGCACGCTTAGAACCAGAGGCTCCTTTATCGATGCTTGTTTCACCAGGACCGCCAGCGTAGCCAGGAGTGCCAGTCATTTTGTATGCTTTGCGAAAACCTAATTGGTCTTCCGCTGATTTTTTGTTTGCCATTATTGTCCTTCTGTAGGTTGTTGTGGTTGTTGAGCTTGTTGCTCTTGTTGCTGTTGCATTTGTGCCATTTGTTGCTGGTGTTGCTGGTCAGCTTGTTGCATGGCTTGTTGATGCTGTTGATCTGCTTGTTGCATTCCTTGCATATGTTGCTGAGCATCTTGAGCTTGTTGCTGTGCTGCTTGTTGTGCTTGAATTTGTTGCTGTACTTGCTGAGATTGTTGATCAAAAGCCTGTTGCTGTACCGCTAAACCATGCTGACGAATGTCTGCATTAGCCGCATTAATAGCTTCCATAGCAGATTGGTTCTGCTCAGCATCTAACTGAACTTGTTGCTGGCTCATCTGTGCATTAGCACCAATCATAGCCACACGCTCTTTTGCTGAGTTATTGATGTTAGCCATTGCAATGTCTGTAGCATTACGTTGGTTATCAATATTGGTTTGAGTTGTGTACTTAGTCTGTAACTCTTGAACTTTAGTCTGCAATTCAGCCAATCTGATTTGGAACTCTTGTTGCTGAGCTTGATTATCTGCTTGCAACTTAGCTTGAGCCTCTTGAGCCTTACGCTGAGTCTCAGCCATCTGAGTTTTCATCAATACTTGAGCTGTTGGGTCAGCCAAGGCTTGCTGTTCCATCTGAGCTTGTTGGGCTTGCTGTACTTGCTGTGACAATTTGTTAATAACTGGCAAGAATGAAGCAAAATCTTGTTGAGATTGCTGAGAAACAATCTGAGCCGCAATTGCAAGAGCTTGCTGGCTGTTTTTATCCAACGCACGCTCTTCATTAAGCTTAAGAACGTCCTTACCGCCAGAAACTTCAGCCACTTCATTACGCATGGACTGTAAATAGTACAATACCATGTGCTGTTTGATGTGCTCTAGGACGTTTTTAGAGAACGCAGGACCGATAATTGGGTTTGCACCATAGTTAGGGTCAGTTGCGAAGATTAAATGCGTTCTAATGTGTGCTAAATGGTCTTGGTCAGGGAAAGCAGCTGCCATTTTGCCCATAACCATAGAAACGTTCTCTAAAGCTGGGTTAGATTCCACTACACCGTCTGGAGAAGGTAAAATTTCTTGGATATTTGGTACTTTTAACTGCCTCAACATACGAACGTGGGTTGCGCGTATGTCATAAAGCTGTGGTGCACTTGCTGCAAGCTGTAAAACTGCTTGTGCTTGAGCAACACGCTGAGTTTCTGAGAAAATATTAGGGTCAGAAACAGGACGAATGTCATTATTGCTAGCAAAATCACGAATTTCGATCATTTCGCCAGAGTCATTATCCATTTCTTCCAAATACCAATGATTAATTCTGGATAAAATCTTTAATGATTTAGCTTGTGAACGATGTAATCGTGCATGAATGCTTGAAAATACCTTAGATCCTTGCTCAATCAACGCTTGGGTTGTTCCAACCGCAGCATTTGAGTTCAAATCACTGATTTTTTCTTCAGAAGTAGTTACAACACCCTTAGCGGCATCTGTTAACCACCCTAAAAGTTGCATCAATACGCTAGATGGTTGGTTAAATGGCAACGGCATCGCCAATTTACGTACATCATCTACACCAGGTGCGCCTTCAATTTCGATAACTTGAGTTGGCTCTATTCGATCAGACTGTCCACCAATGCGTCCACCTTTGAGCTTAAGCATTGTCTGGCTGTTGTTGATGTGAGCAGCGTCAAGCAAAGCACGCAAAGAACCGGTAAGAGCAGCAGCAAGACCACCGATAAGGTGAGGCAAACCAATGGCGTAAGCACCACGCCACGGAATAAACTTGAACTCAACGTACCAATCCAATTTTTCAAGCTTTTCATCGCCATATGCCCAGTTTCTGTAAAGTGCTAATACATCGCCTGTGGTTTCATCAATGGTTAGAATATACGGAGCACGCTTTCCTTCAGTTTCTGGATCATCATCTAGGCGAAGGAAGCAGGTAATTTCATAAACACGACGAACGCCATCGACGTTCTTCTGCGGTCTTTCAATGCCCTCGATTTTATCGTTGGCTTTTTTAGATCTTGTTTCTTCAGTCGTATCAATCGCTGGTGCATACATGTTATCTACATCACGGTAGATACCTTGATCGATACGTTGCTGGAAAATATCTTCTGTAATATCTTGAACTTCAGTTACACGAGCAGATGTGTAGAAGTTAGTTGTCGCATACGGCAACAACATGCTATCAATCGGAACCCACTCAGTAGTAGGACGCTTGAGCTCATAGTCAAAACGCCATTTAAGGTACTGTGATCCACCTAATGGCAACTGAGTTAGCAACTGTTCCATTTCATCGCGATACTCTGGAATTTGCTCAGTTAACTGCCAGTTCATAAAGTTGGCTTTACGATCCGCTGTCTCAGAACGATTCTTTGTTTCCTCACCACGAATATGGGATTTAACTATCCCTTCAGGTGGAAGTAATTCTCTAGCAGCTGAAGAAGCGAAGTCAACGCAGGACTCTGCCATAACTGGATGCACCACTTTTGAAGCACCATCAAAAGTAGCACCACCAGGAGCGTCCTTACCAAGGCCAGTGCGACGAAGGCCATCTTCATATTGCTTATCCCTTTCTTTACGTGCTTCACGGTCGACATCAATTAGGTCTAAAAACTCAAGAGCTAAGTCGTTAAGTGTACCTTCATCAAATTCTTCCGCTAAGTTCGCATAGAACTCTGGATTTTTGATTGGTCCTTCTGTTGGCATGTAGTTAATAACCACAGAGCCGTCGTCTTGTTCAATGATATCTTCTTGCAGGTTTTCATCGTCTCCTAAACCTAAGATATCCTCAAAATCGTCAATTTCGCTTTCATCGAGGCGACCTTGTTCCGCAGTTTGATCATGATCAAGCGATGCTAAGTTAGATCCCGTCTGAATGGGAAGTTGTGATTTTGCCATCGATTATTTTCCAGAAATGTGTTTTTGTATTAGTATTTTACTAATATCTTTAAATGGTTTTACTTTGCCACCCTCTTTGTACAACGCTGCTCCAAAGGATGGTTGCTGTAGTGTTTGTGTTGTCGGGTCTGCGCCCACTGGATTTGCATAAGTGATTGGGTTAGGACTTGGATCCTTATCCGTCACTTCTGGGTCTTGCATTAAAGACCTTACATGGTTTAACAAATCAGCATTCTGCGGATGTGTTGCCGCAAACTCTGAATTGTTCATACGATCATGATAGTCCCAGCCAGTTAACCCAGTCTGTTTACTTTTACCCTCACCATTCCAAGCCACGTTGAACGGAACATTATGGGCTTGTGCTCTTTGATTCGTTGCGTAGATCGCCGCTGGAAACCCAGCTGCTCTATCGTATCCACGTTCTTGTAAATACTGTTGGATTTGATTCGCCACCTTATTGTTGGTGTCGTATTTGTTGTAGCCAAAGTCCGAACGACCTTCAACCAACATTCTGTTTACCAACTGCTCTGGGGTCATGTCTGGTAAACCAAACTGATCCTTAGCGTCCAAGTAAGCATTCACGTAAGTTGTTGCTCGACCTTTATTGAACTTGGTCGGCTGTGTTTCCAATTTCCCGTTGTTCGCGGCACGATACCCATAGATGGTGTTTTCGTTTGGTGGAGGTGTTCCTCCTCCAGCCATCATAGCCAAATGAGCTGTCATTTGTGCTTTAGTAGGTTGACCACCATCTTTCAACGCTGGAATACCAGCTTGTTGAAGAAGCATCTCGTGAGGAGTTTTGATTGGGGAGATCGTCATATCTATAACTACTTATGCAAAAATACCAAGGTGTTCGCCCTAAACTGCGTAAGGGTTGTATCTTTTCTTTCTTAGCTCATCATCCACGTAATCATAATCCCTTGACGGTAGGTAATCTAACTGAATCCATCCCGAATCCCTCAACACACGCAAGGCTTGTGAAAGAGTATCCACATAGTCATCATGCCCACCCGACTCTGGAAACGAACACACTTGACGAATAAACCTCTTCGCCCATGGCGCCACCTCACCTGGCTTATCTGGATCCTCGGGTATGTAAATCTTCCCCTTAGCCACCAGCGGAGCCACGATGTTTAAACGCTGCACTTTGTCAGCTCGCCCAGGGTTGTATCCTCTCACTGGAACGCCGGCACCTTGGAGTTCTTGTATTAAGGAAATACCAGCGGACTTATCTTCCATCAATATGAGATCCGCTTTCCTACCTTTGCCAAACGTATTGTCTGCACCGTATACAACTTCCTTAAAATCATCAATCACCTTACGACGCAACTCAGGATACCCCAAATGGTTATCCCACGCATCCAACAAGATAATCGCTGTACCAATATCGGTGGATTCAAACACACCCCATACCGAACAAGCTGTTGGGTCATTAGCCGTTTTCTCAGAGGTCGCTGGGTCATAACTAGCAATCAAGTACTCTAAGTTCGGAGATGGTTTATTTGCTGGCCATAACTTAAACCAACGTCTTTTGATAATACCAGCGTCTTCTGGATCCAGAATCGCACCATAGATCTCTTGCTTACCCAAGTCCGTACCATCATACGTCTCTAATGCCTTAAAGAACGATTCTGATAAGTTTGCCTTGTTAGCATACGAGCTGGCATTTACCACATAAACATCGCCACCAACCTTACCCTCATTCAGATCTACGATTAGTTCTCTGGGTTTGGGTGTGGTGGTGACAATCTGTTGCACCCGTTTAATCCTCGGGTCACGAAGACGCATAGTAAACTGTGCTTGGTCCCATGCATCATCTAAATAATCAAACGCGGCTAACTCGTCATACCATCCACCGTGGAATTGCTTACCACGATAACGCTCTGGTTCAGAACCAGGAATGCCCTGTATGATGGAGCCGTTCTTTAATGTAATCTCAAATAAAGATTTGTTATATGTTTCAAGTAGTTCTTGGGGAATGATGTTCAGTAAACCAGAATCCCCTTCAAAACAAGTCGCACGAATGTCGTTCGATGTTGGAGCAGTAACCAACCAACGAGTTCCATTAAACATCGCCGCACGTAATCCAATCCAATTGGACGCTGTGTATGTCTTACCCGCACCACGACCCGCCAACATGAGCATGGTGTCGTACTCCCCATCGTCGGGCTCTCTCTGATGGTCTAGGGCGGATAGTTCCCACCTCACACGCCAAAGAGCTAAAGCCAATTGGTCTTTAGGCCAGTGTGCGTTCTTAAGTGCAAAAGTCGCTAGGATCTTTTCTTGTGTTTGATTTAATGCCATATTGGTAAGAAACCCTGACCGACTACGAACGGCACTTCTGTTTCGATGTGCACTACCGATCGAGGTTCTATTTTCTCCACTCTCTTTATCATGCGTCGATTAGTTCCCTTATGACGCTTTTCTGTTTTTTGATGAATATGAAGCTGTATGTCTGTTACAAAAACTAATGTGTGTGCCTTAGATATCTTGTTCTCTGATACTAAGGTCTTAACCCCCAAGGATTCCAAGATCGCTTGCAAGGTAAACAAAAACCTAATGTCCTTAGCAAATATCATGAACTCATGGCGCAAAGGATCATAGCATCCTGGTTTGGTCGCAATCAATCCACGCATGAATTCAATCCGCTGTTCTACTGAACCCATTGTATACTCAATCGGTAACTTGTTCGGTATAGTAGGGTAGCGTGTTAGAAAACTATTCCCAATCGACTGCCTAATAAACAAAGAGTTCTTTTTCTTTTCAAAGAACCATCCACAGGACTTTGCCTTCTTGTGCACATAGTCCACCCAATCAGGATGGAAAGTGAAAGCCACACGAGCTTTCCTTTTACCAAACCACAAGCCAGCAATGAAGGGAGGTACTGGATGATCCTCTGTGGGATACTGCAATGGCTTGGAGTTCTCTATGGAAAACTGATTCCATCCCCGTCTATCTAACAAGCCCTTCTCAAGTAGCTGGGTTGGTGTATAGTACTTCTGTGTATACCAACGCTTATACTTTCCCTTGTGTCTGGATTCTCGTTCCCTATCACTCGTAGTAAACGCTGGGAATGTTGAATGGTTATCAGTCTCCACCGATACGCCATCTTTCATTTGCACAAAGTACATATCCCTAGCAACATACTGCTGAACTGTTTTAATTGGTACAGGATACCCATCCCACGAATACACATAATCATCTGGGGTTAACTGATGTGCTAATTTCCAGCCCCCTATAATCGGAACTGGAGTATCTGCTGCTATTGCCAAGTTAATACCCAATTATCGAGCCACTGATTTAATGGAGCTCTAATCTTCTTTATTATCGCCATAGGTAAATTATTAACATTCATATAATCATTTACCGATAATCTAAACTTTAAATAATCTAAAGTCGCTTTATCAAATATTGTGGATGGTACATCTACCGTTTGATGCATATCTGCAGAGAAAACCATCACACGCATCCCACCGATATCTTTGTTCGGTTTTTCAAGGATGCCCTTAATTTGGTATGCGTATAATTTAGACATGGGCGGTCGCAGATTTAAACACACGAGCCTGCTTGCCAGCTTGCCGCCGTTTTTTCGCTTTCGCTGCCAAGTCCCTCTTGATTGCTCTTTCCAATGCTTCTTGACTGAGCCAGCGTTCGCCACGGAATCCTGAGGCAAGCACATCCGAGCGATAGTTGTAGAAGAACAACAGTCCTTTACCAGTGGCATCTGGACATGGATCTCCGAACTTGAACGGCTGATTAGTTTCTGGATTTAATCTTTTCATACATCTACTTATGCAAACTCTATACACTTAGTGCCCCAAATTGTTGCGTTTATCGTAGTTCTATACATACTATGGCTCGGATAACCCATTGATTCCAAAGGGTATTCCCTTCTAAAAGACAGGGTATCCATAGTATCCACGGTCAAAACGCATATTGTACCCTATATTTTATTTTATTTTTTTAAATTAAAAATAAAAAATAAGAAAATACTATGGATACTATGGATACTATGGATTTAAAAACGGAAAGTTCAATAAAAACAATAGCTTATCCGAGCCATAGTATGTATAGAACTATCCACGGTATGTATAGAACTTAGAGGCGTTCATCCTAGTTCTATACAACTACTAGGTGTTTTTGCAAAAAAAAATATATAGCAAATTGAAAAAGCTTGAGTTTGGTTGGGGCCCCCGCCGCCGGAGACACAGGGAGTCATAAAAGCCGACCGGTCAAAATAAAAAGCCCCCCTTAGCATATTAGGAGGGTCAAACTTACAATATGCTTACACCTGGCGAAGTGAGTGCTTACTAACTTGCTGCATTGCAACATAGTGCTAAGTTAGTGAGTGCTTACTTACTTGGCTGCAATGTGAGTGCTTACTAACTTGCTGCATTGCAACATAATGCTATGTTAGTGACTACTCACTTAGCCAGGATGCTAAGTAAGTGGATGCTCACTTAATAATCTGATAGTTAGGCAAATTAGCTAAGTAAGTGAGTGCTAACTTGTTGCACTGCAGCATGTTGCAACGCAACAATTTGCCCTAAGTGAGTGAGTGCTTACTTACCCTGGAATCCATCCTAGCTATTCTGCTCAGATCGCTCTATATTGCACGATCGCAAGGTAGTTAATAGGTAGCTATCAAAAAAGCATAAAACGCAACTATGCGTGTGCGAGACGGCTCTATGGCGATGAGCTAAAATATGCCAAATTATCCATACTTTCACTGTATAAAATGACAGTTTAGGGTTTTCCCTAATTGACAATCCGGTATCCTTCAAAAACCCAGGGTTTACCCTATTAGGGTTTTTAGTTTACTTTTAACTGTATATTTTCTGTAGAATTGTGGTATCTAAACGATAAATAAAGGGTTACAAAATGACTACATATAAAGAATATTTGGTGTACATAAATTCTATTAACGTTAAACCAATGAGCGAAAATAGGTTTTTAGAATTGATCATGAGCGGATACAATCCATTAACTAGATCTTATAACTAAGGGAAAACACACCATGCAAAACAATAAACCGACAACACGCAAGAGTCTATTAGGTTTTGATACCAATGCGAAAACCGTAAAGGGGGAACAGCTAGGGTTTTTAACTGGCATATTATACTTGGCGCCTAGTGACATTAGCGGGCACCAAGTATGCCCAATGGCAAAAATAGCAAAGTGCGATATTGCTTGCCTTTATACGAGCGGACGTGGCGCATTTAATAGTATTCAACAAGCGCGCATCAATAAAACCAAATACTTTTTTGAAGACCAGCAAAACTTTATGCTTAATATTGTGCTAGATATTCAAAAGGGCATTAAACAAGCTAATAAATTGGGCTTAACGTTGCTAATTAGATTAAATGGTACGAGCGATATACGTTGGGAAAATATCTATTTTGAATATAACGGCAATAAGACTAATATTTTCGAGCTATTCCCTAATGTACAGTTTTATGATTATACGAAAATAGCTAATCGTAAAAACTTGCCAAGAAAATATGACCTTACGTTTTCTTTTAGTGGTGTCGTTGAATATATGCCCTTTGTTAATAAAGCAATCGACAATAATATGCGCATTGCTACAGTTTTCCGCTCAGTGGATCATATTCCTACTGAATTTATGGGATTGCCTGTAATTGGTGGAGACGATAGCGATATAAGACACTTAGAGCCAAAGGCGCATATTGTTGCGTTATACGCAAAGGGTAAAGCAAAACATGACAAAACTGGTTTTGTAGTGGATACAATTTAATATGATAACAATCAATCGATTAAATAAAGGGAGCGGAGGGGTTTATATCCTCCGCTGTAATGCGAAAGACGATAGCGCGGAATTTGAGGCGCTAGTCAAAAAAACTTACCAAGGCATTGATTTTATGCAATCGCCAAGGGTAGAACGTGCAACGGATCAAAATGGGGACCTTGTTGTAAAAATCAAATATTATGGACTAGACTAAAAGGGGAAAACTATGTCAACAATGCATGAGACGATCGAGATTGAATTTAAGCAAAACAGAAAACCTAGTAGAGCGGTAATTATGCGCACTATTGGGGAGTATTTAAAACAAGGCGGCAAAAGTTTTGCCCTATCATGGGGGGAAAATTGGATCGATATCCTATGGCATGATAAGGCGGAGCAGTGGACGGGTACTGGATGGATTAAAGATATCGGAGGCGATGATATCGCTAGGGAATTAAACCAAATGAGAAAGCAAGCTATTAAGCAATTAAGGGAAGAGCTACTAGAAGATTTTAATTATGTAGGTTCACGTCATCATTACTAAGGATATAACACCATGAAAACTTATAAAATTATGTTAGAGATTGTGTCGGATGCTCCTCCCGACTGGATTGTACCGAGTATAGAAGTACAGTTAAACGACAATGAGAGCATTAAATATTTTGATTACACCATGGAGGAGGCAGAAGTAAAGCAGTTTATTAAAGAACACTTTACACACGTACATATAGGGTAAACCCCTATTGACCTACTAAATACCATTCTTTTAGAGTGGTATTTGTTGGAGTTAATAAGCACAGGGAGCGATGAATTATGAAAGACATAGAGCAAATATTTAAATTAGCTAATGCGGAACTAGAAAACAATCTTAAAGAAATGGATAAAGACATAGCTACACTTATCCATGATTTGAGAACTTTTAATAGTCGTAAACCAACGGGCAAAGCAAGCATTTTAGAAAATACCATCAAAACTTTATACAGATTGGAGTTAACAAAATGAGCAAGGGATTAGAACGAGATATAAAGCAATACTCTTATCACTATAGCAGTAAAGAGATTGAGCAAATTGCGGATGATGCCCTGAATATGATGTGTGCTTATGTGCAAGATAGACTAGGCATAAAAACGGGGGATGCCGCATCGATGTTTTGGCAAGGTTTACCAAAAGAGATCATAGAGGATTATGTACGTACTGAAATTAAATGGGGGGATTATTAAATGATTTTATATACGATTGATGACTTATTTTTTTCAGTAAACGATATTTATGACCAGTGGGATGAGGGGGACTTGCATTATGACGATGCTAAAGAGCTATTAAATAATTGTTGCGCTGAGTTTATGAAACAACATAAACCACTGCAACACACGATGAAGTTTAAAAACGTTGATGAGATGGTTTTATGGTTAGTGGATAATAATGTGGATGACCTCCCTGTATCCCTAACCCTACATTTGGAGAATGAAAAATGATAACTAATGACATATTAAATAAACTAAGAACAGATAGGGATATGTTGCAACACATATTAGATAAAGATTTTCTTAAGCATGGTGTGGTTGAGCTAGAATCTAAGTTAGATTATGCTAAGAGTTTAATTGAATGGATTGAACAGGAGGGAATGGTATGATTACCAGTAAGAAGGATATTGTTTTGACGCATTTAAAAACTAGAGCAATGACAGTGCATGAGTTAGCGGATGTTTTCTTTCCCAAGATCACCTATGCATATTTGCGGACCATGTTGCATAAAATGAATAAGCAAGGTCTGTTATCTGTTGAGGTAGAGCAGACTACATTTTATCGTGGTGGGCATCGTGATATATTTAGGTATAAGGCAATTGAGAACCCTATCATTGTGGAAGAGGCAGATCGTGATTTGTTGCCAGTAAGACGGAGTATTTTAGAAGGTAAGAAAGCGCCTAAGAAACCATGTCTTACATTGCCTAAGTTAGATATTGAGAAACGTAAAGAGTTAATGGTAAAGGCATCCCCTTTGTATGCCTGGTTTTTAGGAGATAAATACTTATGATCGATTTAGATAAACTATATGCAAAAGCCAATGAAGTGTTTTTAGCGTGGGAAGAAAAGCAGTTTCCAGATGGCAACACACCATTTACGGACGAAGAGCGCTTGATGTATATGGAAGGTTGGGTTGATGGGTACACATTTTTAAATCGAGGAGCAAAAGATGACTAATTACGAACAGTTTGTAACGAACTACAGACGTTATACGCACGCAGCACGAACAACGGATGAGGCATACAAAACACCTCAGTACTGCTCATCGATCACCAAATACGAGTCCCATTCGCAGTTTTGGGAGCATTTATTGGGTTGGGTGTTCCATGGTTTATTTATTGCTATTATTTCTTCATTAACTTTTTGGGGTATGTCATTATGATTAACTGGGAACAACAATTTGCTGATGAGTTTATTTTGGATTTATTGGGAACACCACGCATAGGGGATGATTTAAAGCTTAAGGATGCTAAGGACATTGCGGATCAATTAGATCAATGGGAGGATGATTATGAAGGGTAATGATTTGTTGGGTCAGTATGCTCAGTACATTGAGGAACACATGAATATTGGCAACGGAACCATGCTGATCAATGCTATGGAGCGAGGATGTTATTTGGAGGACTTTTGTGACTCCATCAACATAACTGTTGAGCAATTTGAAAGCCTCCAATGAAGCGCCATGGTTTGATTGTTGCGTTCATCCTGACTCTGACCCCAATTTCTAGTTATGCTAAGGAGTTTGCGGTAACGGCTAACAAGATTGGGGGAGCGACATACCTAACTGATGATACGTGTAGGTTTAATAAGCATTTACCCGAGGCATATACGACAGATGCCAAGGGTCATAAAACCTATGCGTGTTATTGGTTTGGTGCGACAAAGATATTTTTTGAGACCGAGGATAAGGTGGTTAGATCGCTACCTAAAAACATTTTTGAAGTAATCCAAGATGTGTTATAATTCGAAGACCCCCACACTAATTGGAGCATTACCAATTGAAATCGCGTAAGAATGCTTTGACGGATTATCTTCAGTCTCTATATAAAATACCCACTTTGACGCGTGAAGAGGAGGCATTACTTGCCCCTTTGATCGCTCAAGGTGATGCCCAGGCACTAGAAAAGTTAGTTACACACAATCTAAGGTTTGTTGTCTCTGTCATTAAGAGGATGCCTAACTGGTCGCATTCTAATATGCCGATGGAGGATCTATTAAGTTTTGGAAATGAGGCATTGATGAATGCTGCCAAGACATGGAAACCACAAGGCAAAATACGGTTTGCATCGTATGCTAAGAAATTTATTCACTTTGATGTGCAACGTGGTGTTGCGAACACCAAGAACATCATCCGTTTACCAGTCAATATTACCGAAGAGATAAGACGTATCAAGTATAAAGAGCGCGTTCTATCTCAGAAACTAAAACGACAACCGACTACCTTGGAGCTAGCAGATAAGCTCGGTGTTTCCGTTGAGCGTATTGCGTACATCAATTCAATACTCAGTAAAGAGCCAGTAAGCTTAGAGATTTTCAATTCCGAACATTTAGAACAAGAAGGTTATGATGACTAACGAACAGTTAAAAGCTTACAAAAGATTTATTCGTGCAGTAGAGAATGTAAAGCTAGTAAAAACAAAAACCAATTTAAATAAACCTTACATCCCGCATAGAGATTATTCAGACAGTATTGATTTTGAGGGTTTAAACCATCCGTTGTTTATAGTTAATGATCCATGGATGGAGTACAAGGCAGCAAGTAGTGCATGGTGGGCAATAGAACCAAGTTACAGAAATGACGAACGACTAAGAGCCTCTAGGGGCGACTATGAAGGTTCTGATAATTGGGATGAGCCTAATGAAGTTGAAGATGTGTATCAGTATTTTACAGGAGGTAGTAAATGAAAAAACTAAAGATTAAGCGTAAGGGTTTTGGATTTGAGTTGGTGCTTGAGGGAGAGATTAAAGTTGATGATTCCAAGATCAAGCCATACGAGCAGTATCACAAGGAGGAGACCGAGAAGTTATTAGCTGATGAGATTTTTAACTACTTAGCCACAATTGTTCCAAGTGTTACTTGTACTGTGGGGGGCTACCGAGATTACAACATGCAAATATATGGTGCAACAGCATTGAAAGCATTAGCAGAACACCTAGCAAAGAACATTGACAAGGAAGAGTAATGAATTATTTATCAGTATGTAGTGGAGTGGAAGCCGCGACTGTAGCATGGCATCCACTGGGTTGGAAGCCAGTGGCTTTCAGTGAAATAGAAAAGTTTCCGAGCCAAGTGTTGGCTCATCATTATCCAAACGTTCCTAATCTTGGGGACATGACTAAATATAAGGAGTGGAATTTAAATGAATCAATTAACCTTCTCGTTGGAGGAACACCCTGCCAATCATTCTCAGTTGCTGGTCTTAGAAAAGGGCTTGAAGACCCTAGGGGCAACCTCATGCTTACCTATGTGGGACTTCTTGACAAGTTTAGACCCAAGTGGTGCGTTTGGGAAAACGTGCCAGGTGTCCTCAGCAGTAACGGAGGACGGGATTTTGGTTCCTTCCTCGGGGCGTTGGTCGAACTCGGGTATGGGTTCGCCTACCGCGTGCTTGATGCTCAACACTTTGGAGTACCACAAAGACGCAGAAGAGTCTTCGTTGTTGGATGTCTTGGAGACTGGTCCAGTGCCGCAAAGGTTCTTTTTGAGCCAGAAAGCTTGCGAAGGGATCCTCCGAAGAGCCGAGGTAAGAAATCGGGAGTTGCCAAAAGCCCTCAAGGATGCTCTCCAGATGGTAGCCACACCATCGGAACCTTAATGGCTAGGGACTATAAAGGCATCGGTAACCAAGACCTAAAAGACGGTCGTGGATTGATTGTATATGAAACACACCCTGCCGATTCTCGTGTGAAAGAGATGGGGGATGTGTGTCAGACGGTTACGTCAAGGTGGGGCACTGGTGGTGGTAATGTGCCTATTGCCTTAGCTGAGAACACCATTGGTAGACAGCCTACTAATGGAGGTAACGGCACGGGATATACGGAGGGTGGACCTATGTATACTTTGAATGCTACGGGTGTACATGGTGTTGCGGTACCATCATCTAACTTGGCAGGTACATTGCGTGCTAATCCAGGGAGTGGTTTCAGATCAGATGGTACTCCAGTTGAAGGTGTGGTAACCTATCAGTCCGCAGTACGTAGATTGACACCTATTGAATGCGAAAGACTACAAGGGTTTCCAGATGACTACACCAGCATCAAAGAAAAATGCCCAGATGGTCCGAGATATAAGGCGATGGGTAACAGTATGGCAGTACCAGTGATGCATTGGATTGGGCAACGTATACAAGGAGTTGAAAATGAGATTATCTGAGCGTGAGCGTAGGGAATTGCGTGTATGGATTTACTTAGCTAAGCGTAGAGAAAGAAAGTACGCATGACTAAGTACTATGTGTACGATGAGGAAGGCTTCATGCTGCGGTGGTTTTACACCAAAGCTGAAGCTAACCAGTACATTGGTAGCAACCAGTGGACAATACAAGTTAAGAAAGCACTAACACAGCAAGACTATTTTCAGTTGTGTGGTGCTTGCTTATTTTAGGAGAAAAAAAATGAGATGGGCAGTTAAACCCTATGTAGAATGGGAGTCTTGGTTTGCTTGGCATCCTATTCAAATCAATGGTGTCAATATTTGGCTTGAAAAAGTAGAACGAAAAGTTAAATGGGCGGACCTACATTTTACATGGTATGAATATAGAGAGATTGAGAAATGAAAAAAGAGCCAAGCAAATGGACTAATTTTCCACAAGATTCTGATTACTTTGAAGTTTATAACCCATGGAAGCAAGATGAAGTGCTAAGGTTTTCTAAAGAGTTTATTGAGAGATATGGGGCACCAGAAAAGCATCAAAGACCACACAATACCGTTCTTGTGCCTTGCGATAAATTAAAAGAAATGCAAGACAGACTTGCCCATCTTGAAAAAATGATTGTTTGGTATCAAGACATTACTATGACAGGCACTCACTCTGAAGAATATGAGAATGGTTTTTGGGATGCTGTAGATTATGTTAAGTGGCATCAATTAGGAGCATACGACCTTGGACACAACTAAATTAAATAATGAAATAGAAGTTTTAAAAAATCTATTGCAAAGATGTTTGCCTGTTGCATATTGTGTAAATGGAAATGGTGAAAAGTCACCTATGTTTAACATTGACCCAATGCTAGAAAGCGAAATTAGAGAAAAATTAGCACCAAAAGAGTTAAGTGATTTTGAAATTATGCAAATAAGCAGTTGCTATCCTGATAGATTGTATTTTGCTAGAGCAATACTAAAGAAAGCGAGTGAGAAATGATTGAAGGAAAAATAACAGAAATGGGTGAATTAAAAGAATACGAAGTTTTACCGCCCAAGACTTTGTATGTTGCTATTTACAGCTATTATGAAGATTTAAATTATTGGTGTGCTATGAGTAATATGGATAAAAACGAATTGATTAAATGTATGCAAAATAGTGGGTCATCCAAATACTACGGTGTTCGTATTTATTCAATTCCTATTTAAAGAAAGCGAGTGAGAAATGAAACCACATAAACACGCAGAACTATTCAAAGCATGGGTTGATGGTGCTGAGATTCAGCAAAAGCATTATATGTCACAAGGTGTTTGGAAAGATTTTGATGGGATTTGGGCTACGTCAGATTTATTTGAATACCGCATCAAACCTGAACCAAAGCCTGATATTTTTAAATATTGGTATTTTTTTAAAAATTTGGCAGTTTTTGAGCCAAATGATAATAAACCAAATCTAAAATTAATTTTTGATGGCGAAACAGGAAAACTTAAATCAGCAGAGGTATTGAAATGAAACAAGAACCTGTTGCTTATGTTGTAGGTGTTCGTAGATATGAGCCTGTAACGATTGGTACTGTTTTAAAAGTAGGAACACCACTTTACACAGCACCAAAACAGTTAAGTGATGAGGAAATACTTGAAACAAGATGGAGCACAACTCTTGAATGTAAAGATGACAGAGATATGTGGATTTTATTTGCTAGAGCAATACTAAAGAAAGCGAGTGAGAGATGAATAC